GCAAATGCAAGTCCAACTGGACCAGCCATTGGTTGAACACCAACGATTTCATTTGTAATTAACTCGGGAAAAGTACGACGAATCATTGGGATAAGAATCTTTGGTAGACGGAAGTCATTAGTTGCATAACTGTCTGTACCTGGAGTACCAGATACGTTTTGGGCTGCACCGATAGATGCAGCATTACCAAGAGCACCACCATTACCTGCAGTATTTGCATTTGTTGGTGCGTAGTTAGGACCAGCTTCATTCAAGCACCATGCTTCTTGATTTTCAAGTAGCATAGCAGTATTTAAACGAGTGTGACTGTCTTCAATCGCTGCAACACTTTTAGAAGTGTAGTCCAATACTGGAGCCCACTTCTCAAGAAGTTGTGCAGCACGATTCTCATCGATATAAGCCTGTGTAGGTCTTATTGAATTCATAATATTTTTTCCTTTATAATCGACCCCAAGGTTTTTTAAAACCAGGAAACTCAGGAATACCTAAACAATTAGGAAATTCTAGTACTTCGATAATTCGTCCATATAAGGAGCATTTACGCTTTCACTAACAATCTCTTGTTCAGTGTTTTCGTAAATGACTCTATCGACATCATCTCTGGTACTTAAAGCTTCTTCTTTCAAAGACTCGAGCCTATTGCCTTCCTTCTTCTTAAAGAGCTTTAAAGTATAATCAAAATTTTCTGCAATGAACTCTGCGTTCTTACCTTGCATAACCTTAGTTATAAACTTCTTTGCTCTTTTATCAAGACCAGCTGCTTTATTTTCTAGAACTAAACCAGCTTTCACTGTATTTAATTCTTCTTTTAAAACTGCATTCTCTTCTGCAACAGACTCAAGCTTCTTGGAAGCTTCATTAATTTGATTGTGTCCGTCCATGACGGCTTCTTTAATGCTATCTTTTTCAAGTGCACTATCAACTGCTAGATGGCTTCTTAGACCCTCTAAAATTTTCTTAGCTTTTGTATTCTTAACTGCTTCTTGAACACTTTCAACTGGAATTTTTTCTTCTAAATATACATCTAAGTAATCAGAAATGCTTTCGATTAGATTTCCTTGAAAACCTTCTGCATCTCCATTTAAAGCACTTTCATACTTTTCAATAACTATCTTTAACTTATTAGCTCTATCAGTATCAATCGCTTGTACTACGCTCTTAAGTTTAGATGAATGGTCTTCGTCAATCTTTTGTACAAGTTCGGTTAACTTTTCAGTATATAATTCATCTTGCTCATTAAGAGCTTGTTCAACGTGAATTCCAACCTTATCGTTAATCTTTTGTTCAAAGACATTTTCGATTTCTGATAACACTTCGTCATTAAGTGCACCGTTAGTAGCTTCTGATAAAATTTGTTTAATGTCCATAATTAGAATATATTTATATTATTATTTAATATCTTTTGTTCCATTTTCTTATTAATAACGTTAGATAAATCTGAACTTGCTTTTTTATAGTTACGATTCATTACATTACTAATAAATTTTTTTAAATTTGTTTTAACTTCTTTCATATTATTAAAGGCTTCTTAGGAATTTGATGATATTATCTTTTAAAAATTGATCTCTGTTTTTTAAAGGCATGGTAGAAATATTATTTTCAAAATTATCATATGTTTCTTCAAACTGTCCATATTTATTTACTACATATTGCTTACTTTCCAAGATACCATTTACAAAAGCTTTTGGAAATGATGGGTCAGCCACGCAATCAATAGCTACTAATTTAAAATCTTTAACTCTATTAATACCATCTGAACCTGATTCAGGTATAAGTTGACCTAGAGCTCTTGAACTCATACCAACTCTAACACCATCATTAATAAGACTTCTTACAATTAAACCAGTTGGTGTAGATAATACTTTACTCTTACCATAAAATACATTACCTTCTTGCGATAACTCAGTAACTAAATGACATGCTCTTTCAAGATCTACATCGGCTGTAGTGGGGTGATTTAACTCACCCATTGCTCTACCTGAACTAACCATATCTTGTTGATAACGTTTTGTTTCACGTACCATTTCTTCTAATGGGTAAATGCGTTTGTTGCGATTAACCCCTTCAGCCATCATGTATGGTCCTTTAATAAAGAAGTTTTGTTTATCTTTCGAATTACCTTCTTCAACGATATATTCGAATTCCTCCTTAGGAGCCGGGGTTTCAACTATAAGATTTAAACTCATGTATAATTATTTATACAATATTAATTGGTTTTAAAGGGAAACACAGTTTATTTACTTTATATTCAATTCTTTTTCAGTAATTATTAAAAACTTATAACCTTTTTTCTTAGACCACTCATTAGCTGCTTTCCATTTTGCTGTATTTGTCACATACATTTTTTGTTCATATAAAATAGTTTTTTGTTTTTTATATTTAGTTTTAATTGGTCGCTGAGTTTGTTTACTCGGTTTTATTTCAATTAAAAACTTATTTGTATTACCATTTTTATCTTTAAAAACAATATAATTATCAACAAAATATCTATGAACTTTACCATCTAAAGGATTTAAATAAGGTATAATAATATTCTCGCTACCCCAGGCTAATATATTTTCATTTAAATCTGCCCATCTAAAAAATTTTAACTCCCAACCGGAGCGATAGGTAGGGTTACCTTTACCAATATATTTTTTAGAATTAATAGGTTTAAAAATGCCTTGTCTAAATTTTTTATTCTTTTTAATAAATATAGTTATGACATTTGAAGAGAAAATCATTAAAAATAGTGAAATAAGACAAAGAAATTTAATGCGACCAGCCAAAATAGCATTTGATAAACCTGATACAGGTGTTACTATCAATAAAAAAGGTGCATACTACTTAATAAAAGACTCAGCTGATATAACGGTAAAATATCTACCTCTATTATCATATGGCAGTTTTAAAAATCCTATAAGTGATCTTAAAGGTAAATTTACTCAATCAGAAATAATTGATTTCGTAGGTAGAGCAAAAGAAGAAAGTTATACTAATCAATTATTAAGTGTGATATTGACTGATATCGGTTGCACACAACCTATAACTCAAATTATAGATGATGATAAGTCAGAAGAAATAGATTTATCCTTTAGTGATGATGAGGATGTTTATGGTGACTATGAAACTGAAGAAGAGGTTGCTATTAAAACATCTTCAACTACAACAGAAGCTATAGATGTTAAAGATGCTAGTATAGTTATTCAAAAGCTTATTGAAGTTTTTAACGCTAAATAATTAACCAACAAAGAATAAAGGAGGATCTGAATCTCCTTGACCTGGTGCAGAACCAGTCATTAACTGTTGTTCTAATTTTTCTTTCTCTGCTAATCCTTGAGTCATTAAGTCAGAAGAATTTAAACTACCTCCACCGAACAATTGAACACTACCATACTTACCTCTAATATTAGCAACTGCCATTTTTGTTAGTGCAAGAGCGTATTGATAAACCCAAAGTTCTTTTAATATATCTCTAATAGGTCTTTCAACATAACAAGATACAACCCCGTAAAATCTAACGTTACTATTACTTGCATTTGGTTGCGGAAACATTCTTAAAATTTGCGTTCTTTCATCAAACGCATACGAACGTTTTGTTGCTAACAATTTTTCTCTCGTTTCTAGCCAATTTTTTAAAGTATACCAACTTATTAAATCAAAACCATAATTACCCATTGCATAACTAAAATATGTTTGTTGAGCTAATGTTTGTTCAATAGTAAACAAAGTATTAATGCCAGTTGATGAGCCTTCTTCAAAATCAGTAACTGAAATTACTTTTCTGTAATCCATTAGATCGTAATCAAAACTATTAACTAATTGATTTGTATCATCAACAACAGATCCTTGTCTAGTTATTTTATTTTTAACTTGTGGTAAGAATAAATCCCCTATTGCTGGTAATTCAGTTATAATTTCATTGTAAAAATCTTCTGCAAATATATCATTAGATGCTATACCATTTTCTAAAGCTGATGATAGACTTGAAATTGAACTGAATAATGAACCAGGTATAGCCGAAGTAGCTGCAAATACGGTCTCTTTGGTATTAATTGACTTAGTAAAGTCTTTATTAGGTGTTTTTAATTCTTTTTGTTCAGTAAATGTACTACTATTTTGTAACGTAAAAAGGTCATCTATTTTTATACCGTAATCTTTTTTATATAAATTACTATCGAATATTAGATATTCTTTTGTATAACCTGCAAACTTACTAAAGTACTCAACAGCAATACTAATATTTTCATATAACTGATCTCTATGTATTTCTACATTTATGAACGGATAACCTAATGATCTTAATATTCTATCACCTAACCTATTAAAATTATCTACTTTTGAATTTAAATTAGTACTTTGAAATCCAGATATAGGAGCTATTTCACACTTTGACATACAATTATTTAATGAATTAGTTAACGGTTATATTAAATAATAATATGGCAGCAGGCGATATACATATTTCAGTTGTACCATCTTTATCTACAGTGAATGACTTCACAGTAACTAATGCATATGGTGGTACAGAAACTTTAACAACCAGAAGTATTGGCAACGACCCAGCTCTTTTAGCGTTATATATTAATGAAGTTCAAGCAGCATCACCTGCTAAAACATTATTACAAGTTCTAGACGGTGGTAATCGTCTAACTTTGGTTCTTAAAGAAAGTTAATTTAAACTGCTGGTACGTCATCAACTGGCGCGTCGTCAGTTGCAGGTTCAACTCCTACATCAGCAGGTCCCCCGCCAAAATCAGGAGGTGTTTCTGCACTAACCTCACCTCCAGCAACCGGGGCCGCACCATCTCCTGCTGCAGGCGAACCTTCTATACTATCTCTCCAATTAGGACCTCCACCACCAATTTGTTGTAATTCCCATTGTAATTCAGCATCCTTTCGCAAGAACTCTCTGTTTGCTTTAACATCGACATCATTCCAACCTAGGTAACGTTTTTGCGCATAAGTAGCAGCAACAAATTCATTAGAAGCTAACGAATTAAAGTTTGTGGCTTTAAGTTCTAACTTTTGATTTTCCCTTAATTCATAAAAATTAGTTGGTACATTAAACTCTAAATGTATATTTTGAGACTTTAAATCGTATGAATCAAATAAATCCTTTAATTTTAAGTGGGTTATAAATCCATTTTTAAGGCCACTCGCAAATTGCTGTTGCATTCTAATAATAAATTTAGCAAATTTTAATTCTTCTCTTAAAATATTTTGACTATCGTCAAATGTTGATTCAGGATTTAATCTATTAAGAGGTACTTTTAATGCCTTGTATAATTTATTAACAAAATATACTAAGTCAGCTAACTCACCTAAATTAGCTCCGCCTGCTAGCTGAGTAACTGATGTCCCTTCAGAACCTGCTCTTTTAGCAAACCAGAACGAATCTAGCATTGATTGAGGATTAAACTTTTGAACTTGACCTGATTGATTACTATCAAATGTCTTTTTACTCCAATACTCTTGAATTAGTTTTCTTAGATATGCTTCAGCTTTAGGTGGAGCCATATTACCTACATCAACATTAAAGACTAAACGCTCTGGGGCACGGACAAGTCTATATATTACTATAGCATCTTCTACTAACGATAACTGACGATATGCTCTCCTAGCATTTTCAATAAATGGTAATCTAAAAGTTTTATCTTGATTCCAAATACCTGAATTTACATAAGATATTTGATTTTCATCCATAGGAATGAAATCAAATTTTTCTATCTTTTCTGGTTTATTAGGATCAAATATAGGCTTACGTAAAATATAACCTTTAATGATCATATTTTGTATATTATCATATATCGGGTCAATTAGATCGGAAGGTAATATAACTGCTCCTAAAATACCATCGGTTGTATAACCTTTATGTATAATATGTTCAAAATATAACTCCCCTTCAATTAATATTTGTCTAAAATATTCAAAACCTTTCTTTTCAAAGTCAAAATAATCAATATATTTTTCAAATTCATCTTTTATAACTTGTTGTTTTTCTTCATCAATTTCAGTATTTCTAAATTTTAAATTTATTATATTTCCAGATTCATCTTTATTAATACATTCATCACATATTTCATCTAATGCATCGCTAATTTCAGAAAACGCTGCCATAATGCGATAATCTCTCATTCTACCGCTTTTATTTTCTTCTACATTAGCATAAACTAAAGAACTATAATTACCATCAACACTAATTTGGCCTGCTCCGGTATTATTAAAATCGTTATTATAAAAGATTGAGTTTTTAGCTAAAGCTTCAACTCTTCTCATTCCTGTTTCTTCAAAAGAATTATACTTAGGATTTAAATCTCCAAGAACTTTATTGAAATCTAGAGACTGATACGGTAGTTTATTAACTAAATTTTTAAAAAAACCACTTTGTCCTGAATTATTTTGTTGGTCGGCCATTATTATTATTATTTAATACTTATTCTACTTTAATAAAGGTGCTATTAGCACTATATGTTTGTGTAACTAATGTAGCATCACTAAATGCGTAGCCTGCTTTATTATATGGTATGAATCTTACATTACCAGAGCCTGCTGATAATGATGGTGGTAAATTAAAGCTTAAAGTATAATCATTAATTACATTAAACGGTATAGATTGACCTGATATTGATGGTTGTCTAGTAGTAGCAGATAAGGATGTAAGTGATGTATACATACTATTATCAGTTGAACTAAACAATACAGTTTCAGTATTAGTAAAACCGTAACCATTTAGAATAATATTTCCTGAAGCATTACTAGGTAAAATAAAATCATCAAATAATTTAACACCATCATAAAAAATATCTGTAATAATTGGTGAACCTGACACTTCAATTGAATTTGTTGTAGTTACCGACCCAGAAGAAGCAGATAAAGATTCATAATTATCATAATATTCTAAATTTGTTTCAGTGGTAAAATTTGAATCAATAAAGAATATATTGCCAGAAGGATCGTCAGTATCTTTAAATAACCAACCTTTAATTGTAAATGATGTATCTGCAGTAACCCTTGCTTTCTGATTTTTATTTAGTTCAGTTGGATATTGCATATTAACACTCCCATCCCACAATACTTCACTTCTAATTTCTTGGTCAACACTTAGTTTAAATTTTTCAGGTATTTTCCAAGATATTATAACATAAGGGTTACAGAAAGGGACAAAATTACTTAATATTTGGTCCATATCAGTTTGGTATCTAGTTAAAACAGAAACAGATAAACTAATATTAACAGGTACAGGAGATTTAATATGTCGCGATACTTTATCTTCACCAACATTACCTTGATAATAAAAACCGTCTAATTTATTAAAAACTCTAGTTGCGTCTCTAGTAATATTAGTTACATTAACTGATACGACTGGTAAAGTTAAAGTTTTATTTTCGTTAACGATGTCATATAAGACCCGTTGTTTGGGTGCATAAACATATCTAACATTAATTTTATCTTTCTCTACCCTATCTCTATTAAATCTACCAATGACAATATCATCAAACGCAGCAACAAACTGCGTAAGCATATCTTTAATTTCAAAATAGAATGGTCTAGCCCTCACTTAATTATTTATCCCAAGGAAACATTAACCAGCTGGTAGTATACAAAATATTACCAAAAATAATATTTTTATTAAATTCTGAACCATCTCTCATTACTAAGCTTGCATATAATATATTATCACTATCTATGTTATATTCAGATTGTAGAATCGAATTTACTGCAGTAAAAGTTCTACCACTATCGTTTATATCATCAACTACTAAAATTTTAGAATTTTTATTTAAATCGGTAGGTTTTTGATAAACTAACGTATCAAGATATTTACCATCATCTTCTCTTGTACTAATGCCTAAATTATAAAGATTGTATATATCTAGCTTATAACTTAAAGTAGCTCCAGGTATCAAACCACCTCTACCTAAAGCAATAATAGTATCATAATTAATTTTTTTACTCTTTATTTGATCTGCTAAACACTCAACTAAAAAATCTACGTTATCCCAATTTAATTTTAATATATCACCCACATATTAATTATAATATATAAATTTAAATAATCAAGCCTTTTTCCTTCATTTGACCTATAACTGACATGTAAAGATCTATTTTGCTTTTTAATACCAAACCAGTTACATTCCTGTCAACTAAATCATGTATATCAGTTTTTAGCCTTTCTAAAAATTTACCTGCTTGTTCACTATCGATCATACCATACCCTTGGATTTCTATTTCTTCATCACTTATACCAATAGGTACATAAGGCGCGCCTTTTACTTTAGCTGCTGAAACTGTAGGAACATTATATTTTTGATATGATGGTTTGCCTTCACCTGGGGTATATTTACCATAATTTTTATCATTATTTCTTTGTTGCATATTAGCTATACCTGATTGATTAAGGTTTTGCTCATAAAGGTTAAAAATTTTTAATTGATCGCTCATTATTATTATTTATTATAAGAAAATTTAATAAATATATTAAAATGGAAAAGCCTATAACTTTCTTTCGCTCCTTTTTGGAAAATATTAATTTTGCTTCTTTTTTCTTAGCGGCAGTAGGTGCTTTAGCCGCTCTTTGGTTAAATAGTAATTATGTTTCTCAAGAAGTTTATGATAGGGATCAAAAAATAATTCAATTAAAAATTGAAAGTTTGGAAACTGAAACACAAGCCTTACGATTTATGGCTCAATCAAATCAAACCGAGATAAGAGAATTATTACCATTAGTAGAAAAAATCGAAACATTAATAAGTAATTTTATAACACCAAATGGTGATTTTATTATAACAGATAGTATGCAAGAAATGGAAGTAGATATAGCTGAAATAAAGAAAGATATCGAGTATATGAAAGCTCGTTTATGGCCTCAAGATTAACCTAAAAAGTTATCAAATTTTTCTACTAATTTTTCCCATTCAACACATTCTAATTCATACTTATTTTTAGTATAGTTATCAGTATGTTCAGCAATATCTTCTTCACTATAATTTAGTTTCTTTTCAGATACTTTTTCAATATGACATTGCACCCAATGTCTATATTCATGTATTAAACTCGATAAGAAATATATACGACGTTCTTTATTAGATTTACAGTCATTACATTTTAAGGCTATCTCTATCTCATCTTCATCCCAAAAGTACTGAGAATCTACTCCTTTTATACCTTTTACTTTTATCTCATAAAACCAATATTTTCTAGTACTTTTTAAGTCATTAGTAATAAAATTCAGGAAATTTTCTAACTTCTTCTTGCTTATATTATATCGTTTGAACTTATCTCGTATATTCTTATCGCAGTTTAACTTAATAGTAATCATATTACTCTATTATTATATCACAGTTCCCATAAAAAAAGATGCTCCCATTCCGGAAGCATCTTTATTAAAATTATAAAGTTATCTTAAACGTAACCTAATTGATAAAGTCTTCTTAATGTAGGACCTACTGAGTTATTACCTTTAGCTGATAATGCAACAATTTCACCACCTGTAGTAGCTTGTGTAAGTGTTCCTTGAATTGCTAATCTATCAGCAGTAATAACTGAAATTGTTTCACCAACATATCTTTCCATAAAAGAAACGCTAAATGAAAGATTTCTAACATCATCATTAATTAAAGCTGTAAATGGTCCTGCTTCACCCATTAAAGCTGCTTTATTTGTAAATAAGACTTTAGCTGCTGGTGAGTCGATTGCTCCACCACCTACTGCTGTAATTGCTATTCCAGATATACCAGTTGTCTCTGTTGTTTGTTCGTCTCCTAATAAGAAAGTTGTCTCATTAAAGAACGGTAAATTTTCTCCTAATGTCATGTAATTATTTAATCAATTAGAAGTTTAAATTTCTAAGTTTAGCTTTTTGTTCAGCTAGACTTAATACATTTTTATCATTTTTTACTTCCTCACCAATAGAAGCAACCTGATCTATTAACTTTTCTTTAGTTAGTCTCTTGTCAAGCTCAACACCTTCTTCTCTAGCAAGCTCTTCTAGCTGATCTTTAGATAAAGAAGAGATATGCTTTTCAAGCTGCTTTACCATTTTAGATTTTAAGAGCCTTCTATCTAACTCTATACCATACTTACGGGCAAGTTCTTCAAGCTCTTCTTTAGATAATTTAGAATATTCACTCATAATATTATTTATACAATCGCGCAAATTTCCCCGACACCAAACAAAGCGCGGATTTGTCGCAGATGGTCTTAAATAGTTACATGTACGAATATAAAGCAGTTGTGAGTAGAGTAGTTGACGGCGATACAGTAGACGTTGATATCGATTTAGGTTTCAATGTATGGCTTAAAAAGCAGCGCATTCGCCTCTACGGTATAGACACCCCAGAGAGTAGAACATCAGATAAGGTAGAGAAAGTATTTGGGAACTTAGCTAAACAAAAGGTTTTAGAATTCTGTCCAGTAGGCTCAAATATTATACTCCAAACCAAAACCGATGATAGTAGAGGTAAGTATGGTAGAATTTTAGGTGAGCTAGTTACACTAGAAGGTACTAATGTTAATACGTTCCTTATAGATAACAATTACGGTGTTGCTTACTTTGGTAAATCTAAAGATGAGATAGCTGGTGAACAATTAGTTAATAGGAACATTCTAATTGAAAAAGGCGAAGTTACTCTTTAGTATAGCACTTATAGTGTTCCTTACTTCATGTAAGATAACTCCAGGTACTGAACGCAGTATCGATCTTGACATTAGTGTTCCTGATTCAGAGTTACTAATAGAATGGTAAACGTTCCCGTTCCTTAATAAATTTAGTGTATATTATCTAGTACCCTTTACAAGGGTGGGGTTCCTGTATCAAAGAGGTACTCAGAGTAAGGAACGTTCCATTTCCTATAACCTAAGCGGAACATATATTGAGGAACGTTCCCCGGGCATATATAGAAAAAGTTCCCGCGACAAAAAAATTTAATGGCATGGGGCCTCCCAAGGCCCGAGACCCGCTCTCTATATAAGAGTATTCCCACGTTACCGTCTCTGAGCGGGGTGGGTTGCTGCGCAGCAAAAGCTGCCGCAGATAAAAAGAGGCCGCTCTCGAATGAGAACGACCTCTAACAACAACAACACACTATCTATTAGGAACCTTTATGACTTGGCTCTAAAATGCTATCTATATAAGCCCTTACCTTACTACTAACCTGGACGTCTACGTCATCTATTAGCCTTATTACTTCGTCTATATCTATACGATATTCGGTATGGCTATCTCTACTATATAAAATAAATCTCTTCTTATCGTAGTCAGTAAGCCCGTGAGCCGGTGCGTTGAATATGCTATACTTAGCTCCCATCTTACTGGTTGCAAAAGGCTACCTTCTCGGGCTTGATGCCGAACGCCTCACGCATCCGCTCTAGAGTATCAGAGTAGTTATCGTTGACCGCGCCGATCATCGAGAACATCTCAGGGTTGAACTGATCAGAGAGCGCTTCAATCGCAGCCTTCTTAGAGCTCTCGTTAGCGGCTGCACGGCAGATGACATCGACGGCATTGAATAGCTCGCCAACGGTTACGGTATCGGTGTTGTTTAGGTTATCCATACTACTATTATATCGCAGTTCCTCTTACTGGGGGCGCCCCCTTCGGGGGCTTGGCCGCGGTGGGTGGATGAAAAGAGGAACTCAGATATAATTTAGATATGAGACCAGAGGGTCTGAGAAGGACTACCTATCGGAAGGGGCCGCCGAGCTTGCGTTCCTCTTTCTTCCGGCATCTGGAACTGTGATATAATATTAGCTTACCGGG